AGTGGTGCAAATCTAACAGGTGTTGCTCCAACTAAAGCAACTGTTGAAGCTTTAAATATTGATTTGCCCGCAGCTAACCTTACAGGCACAGTTGCAACGGCAAGGCTTGGTACGGGTTCGGCTAGTAATGGAAACTTTTTAAGAGGTGATGGCTCGTGGCAAGTTGCGGGTTCAACAAATGCTAGTGATTTAACTTCGGGAACTTTAAACTCAGCAAGATTACCTTCGGGTAGTGTATTGCAAATTGTTTCTACGCAAAACAACAGCTTAAATAGTACAACTAATGGGAATGTTGATGGATATGCAGATATAGGATTAAATGTAAACATAACACCAAAATCATCTAACAGTAAATTTTTAGTAACTGTGACAGTTGGACTTGGAACTGTTACAGGTGGAAATAGTTGGGGGTTAACACTGTTTAGAGATAGTTCTAAGAGTTCTCTTAATGGTTGGAATGACGGTTCTAGAAAAGGAACATTTCTAAGAGGCGTTGACCACGCAGGTAGCACTGGTAATGATTCTAATCATGGTATTGGAGCAATGAATCACGGAGTAGATAATACTTCTGGAACTGCGGGAACACAAATCACTTTTAAAGCAGGTGGTGTAGCTGAAGGCGGAACAATGTATATAAATAGAAATGAAAGTAATGCTAACAACTCTAATATCTATACTGCTAGAGGTTCTTCAACAATATCAGTTATGGAGATAGAAAAATAATGTTTAAACACGAAGCTATATATAACACACACCCAACAGTTATAAGTATTGTTGATGACATACCTAAAGATATTGATGGTAATGTTGTAACTTTAAACCAATCTTTAGTAGACGCAGAAGAAGCTTCATTACAAGCAAAACATGACGCTCAAGACTACGCAAGAAAACGTAAAGTTAAATATAATGAGTTAAATCAATTTGAAATGCAATACGATGACCAAATAAACGGTACAACTACTTGGAAAGACGCTATTGCTAAAATTAAAACCGACATACCAAAGTCGGGCGAATAGTTGAATGAAGATGGCACAAACAATGAATCCCGAATTACAAGTTCAGATGGAGTTAGATGCCCATGAAAAGGAGTGTGCAGTGAGGTATCAAATGGTGAACGATAAATTAGAAGCGTTAGATAAAAGATTATGGAGACTAGAAGCTATGATTATGTTGTCTACAGTTTCGTTTATTGGTTTAGCAATAGTATTAATAACAAAGATTACATGACATACCCTTTAGTAAAAGTTGTTTGGATAGATACTGTCGAAACATCTGATTGTTCATGGCAATCAAAAGAAGAACTATTAGAAGAAACACCTGCTTCTATAGACTCAGTAGGATATTTAATTAAACAAAATGATGACTACATCGTTCTTGCTGCGGATAAAGCCACAGAAGATGATGATGATTTGTATGGCAGATGCCAAGTCATACCTAAAGGTGTTGTAAAGAGAATGGAAAACATATCGACATAATCAAAGAAAGGTAGGGTGAAACTCTATGATAGACCCTATTTCAGCATTTGCCGCATTATCTGCGGGGCATTCTGCGATTATGAAAGGCATCCAAATGGGGAAAGATTTATCTTCATTATCGGGTGCTGTATCACGCTATGCCAAGGGAGAAGCAGAACTACAATGGGGCGAAGCCCGTAAGAAAAAGGCAAAGTTCTCACTAGCCGAAGACTCAGCTATCGAAAAGCACTTTCAAAAAGAAAAGCTAGAAGATATGCGGGCAGAACTGCGTAAAGCATTTCAGTATTTTGGAAAACCCGGACAATGGGAAAGACTACAAGCAGAGATTGCCAATGAACGTGTACTAATAAAGAAAGCACTACAAGAAGAAGCTGACCGCAAAGAACGTATAGTTATGATTGTCGGTTCTATAACCACTACAGTAATTGCAGGTGTGGTTTTATATTATTGGGTAATGTTTTTGAAAGGTACATTGTAATGCGAACTTTACTAAAAGAAGTTGAAGAAAAGATTTATGAAGAAATAGACCCAGACGGTGGGCGTAGGATACGCAAAGAAACTACAACTAAGACGTACTTCCCTAACGCTGACACCCGTCATAACCCCTCAATATCAACAATAGTCGAATATATATGAAGACAAAAACACAATGGTTGTTACCTTTTTTAGGAACAATCTTACTAGGATTATCGTCCTATGTACTGATGACAATCGTTGAACTACAAGTACATCTAGGAATGTTAACCGAAGAAATCATGTCTATTGATAAACAAATCGGCAGAATCTATGCCCACATGGACAGACTAATATCAAACTAAGGAGTAACTATGTTAAACGTATTGCTACAAGGCGTACTAGGAGTCGCTAGTAGTGCGGTTACTGGCTACATAGACACAAAGAAAGCCAAAGCAAAACAGAAGCTAGTTAAGATTGAAGCTGAAACATCATTGATGGAAAAGCAAATCACTGGTGAAATCGCATGGGATGTCGAGGCTATCAAAGGTTCTAAAGAATCCTGGAAAGACGAATATTTAACAATTTTATTTTCAATTCCACTGCTACTTTGTTTCTTGCCGTGGACAGTAGAATACGTTGAGCGAGGGTTTCAAGCGTTATCTATGACACCAGATTGGTACAAATATACGCTAGGCGTTATCGTATCAGCGAGTTTTGGTATCAAGGGTGCAAGCAAGATGTTTGGTAAGAAGTGATGGCTGCAAAGTTAAACGAAGGCAGCGAGTTTACGATACCTCTTAAAAACCTTATCGCATTGATTGCGTTTACAGGCGTATCAGTCTGGGGGTATTTTGGAATCACCGAAAGATTAGCTTTCTTAGAGCATGAACAGAAAATGCATTGGGAAGAGATTATTGAAAACGACACATGGATAGATGAGTTTGAGCCACCTAAGTCTGTACAGGAAACTGTTGTAGACGTAGCAGAACTTAAAACACAAATAAGACTGTTAAAATACCGTGTTGAACAATTAGAAAAGGAATGAGCATGACTAACATTGATTGGCCTTCAGACCCTAAAGTTGTAGAACTTAAAGGTAAGAAAATATGTACTTGTGGTGCTAACTCTTTTGAAGCCCAACAGGATGCGTTGCCTCAGATGATGGTAAACAAAGCATACCAGTTACTAAAGTCGGGTGATGAGTTGACTGCAAGTGAATTAAAAGTTTGTCTAGATATTACTAGAGCCTATGGCGTAGAAATAAAAGATGAACCTAAGAACGTATTAACAGAGAGTCTACCATTCGATGAAGAGTGAACCTCAAGTTGCTCAAGTAAAAAACTTTAAAAATTTTCTATATCTTGCTTGGCAACACCTAACACTTCCCCCACCAACTCCGATACAGTACGATATCGCAGATTTTCTACAGGGTAATGACAAGCGTATACTTATCGAAGCCTTTCGTGGCGTAGGTAAATCCTGGATTACTTCAGCTTTTGTTTGTCATCAACTATTGTTGAACCCTCAACGAAACATATTGGTCGTATCGGCCTCTAAATCTCGTAGTGATGACTTCAGTACCTTTACCCAAAGATTAATCGCAGAGATGCCCATACTGGAGCATCTAAAGGCTACACCAGACCAAAGGCACTCTAAGGTATCTTTTGACGTAGCCCCTGCCAGAGCGTCACACGCTCCGTCTGTTAAGTCGTTAGGTATCACCTCGCAGCTAACAGGTAGCCGTGCAGACCTTATCATTGCAGATGACGTTGAGTCAGCCAATAACTCCCAAACGCAACTAATGCGTGACAGGTTAAGTGAGACTGTAAAAGAATTTGACGCTATCATTAAGCCAGAAGTAGGGCGTATTGTATTCCTAGGAACACCACAATCAGAGATGTCACTTTATAATGACCTTGAGGAACGTGGGTTCAAAACTAGAATCTGGACAGCTAGGTATCCACAAGAAATCCAACGCATCAGCTACGGACACAAGTTCGCACCAGTTCTTGGTGAGGCGTTAAAGAAAGACAAAACATTAGAAGGTAAACCAACAGACCCACAAAGGTTTGATGATATCGATTTATTAGAAAGGGAAGCAAGTTATGGCAGAACAGGATTTAATCTTCAGTTTATGCTTGATACTTCTCTTTCTGACCTCAACCGATATCCATTAAAACTTAATGACCTTATTGTTGTGTCTGGCAGCTCAACATGGAATGAAGCACCGACAAAGATACAATGGGCTTCTGGGGCTGACCAGATAAAAGAAATAGATTCAGAGATACCTAACGTAGGTCTGAAGGGTGACTACTGGGTTGCTCCATTATATATGGCAGAGCAATTTGAGGAGTTTGAAGGTTCAGTAATGTCAATTGACCCCGCAGGTAGGGGTGAAGACAAGACAGCATATGCAGTCGTTAAGATGCTGAACGGTATATTATATGTAACAAGTGTAGGAGCATTAGATGGTGGATACAGTGAAGCAACGCTTACAAAGCTTGCTAACGTGGCTAAAGAACAAGATGTTAATTATGTGGTCATTGAGTCAAACTTTGGTGATGGTATGGCTACCCAATTGCTTAAACCAATTATGGCAAAGATACATCCGTGCAGTATTGAGGAAGTTAGGCATAATAAGCAAAAAGAACTAAGGATAATAGATACCTTAGAACCCGTAATGAATCAGCATAAGTTGGTTGTGAACTTAGAAATGATTCATCAAGACTTTAAATTAGACCCAGACCACCAGTTATTTAGACAGATGACCCGTCTTACAAAAGACAGAGGCTCACTGCGTCACGATGACTTATTGGATGCCTTGGCTATAGCAGTAAACTATTGGGTTGAAAGAATGGACAGGGATATGGTACTGTCAGCTTTAGAAAGTCAGAATGCAGCTCTAGACCAAGAACTAGAGTCATTTATGGAGAATACAGTGGGCAGAAAGCCACAGAACAATTCTTGGATATGAAAGGCACACAACAATGAGTAAAGTAATATTTCTAATATTCGTAATGCTACCCAATGGACAACTGGATACTAAGACCGAAGTCTTGGCTACTTGTCCTAACCCTGCGATGATTCAAGTTATCATGCAAGATAAAGTCCAAAAAGGGCTTATCCTGGAGTGGGGAGCAACTTGTAACGAAGTTAAATTTAGTAGAAAAACCAACATATAATCTAATACCTTCCCTACTAGATAGGGGGGCTTTAGTTACCCCTATAGTATACTCTAGTTTCTAGGGTATTTACTAAAGTGTTAATTGTTAATGTTAATTATAATGGAGATAAGATATGGCTAAA